GCACCGCTTGTAATTGAAAACTGTGTAGAGTCGAAACTTGCTAAACCTCGTACTGATGTTGTAGCATATGGAATTGCTGTTGAACTAGCTGCGGTTATTAAACCTTTGGCATTAACAGTAAATGAGGGAACTGTTACGGAATCACCAAAAGTACCTACGTTACCGTTTACTGTTGCTAATGTTAATGCAGCTGAAACATTAGATGTACCATCAACACTGTTTAGTGTTGCTGTTGCGTCGCCTGTTAATGACAAGTTACGTGCTGTTGCCCATTTTGTAGCAGTTGCAGCGTTACCATATAATGCACCATAAACAGTGCCAACATTTAAATCTTTGTTGAAATTCCAGCGATCATCTGTGCTGGTATAAGTAAGTGTAGGCTGTACTGCAGGACCAACAACTGTTAAACCTGCACCGTTTGCGGCTGCAGCACTTGTAGCGTCTTTGGCTAGCTGAATGTTAACATCACTAACCGCTACAACAGTTGAGTTGATTGTGGTTGTAGTACCTTGTACGGTTAAGTTACCAACAATTGTGGCATTACCAGCAACTGAAATATTAGCAGCTGTAATATCATCACTGTTAAGCAAGCCGTTAACTGTTACGTTATTGAAGGTTACATTAGAAGTTGTACCAACTGCTTGACCGATTGCAAAACTAACTTTGTTGTCTGTAACAGTTGTTGTAACACCAGTACCACCTTCAAATGTTAGGGTGTCGTTTAATAAACTAACTGTATCAGTACCAGTACCACCAGCAATAGACAAGTTTGTTGCAACATTAACTGTTGAAGCTGCTGTTAATTGACCTTGAGCATTAACTGTAAATGTTGGTATTGCTGTTGCTGAACCATAAGTACCAGCTGTTACGCCTGTGTTACTAATTGAAACTGTTGATGTATTATTTAAATCACTGTTGCTGATTGTGATACCAGTACCAGCAGTAATTGCTCCACCAACTGTATCATAAATGTACTCAGCAAGTGTATCGCTAGTACCATTAATATATACGTTATTAAGTACTAATTTACCTGTACCATTGGGCGCAAGTGTTAAGTTACCATTGTTTAAAGTACCAATAGTACCAGGAACTGTTAATGTACCATTATTTGCAAGAGTAACTGTGTTTGTTACTGCACCTGCTGTACCAACAGCTAAGTTTACTACACCACCACGTAATTGTTGCAGTGTTGAATCAGTGTCTAATAATAATTGTGAACCATCAAAAGATCCGCCTGCAATGTAATTACCGCTAGCAAGTTGAATTAAATTATTAGTAGAAGATAAAATTAAGTTACCCGCAGCACTTAGCGTGTTATCATTTAACTGTAAGTTATCAACTTTTAATAAATCAATCTTGCTGTTTGCGTCAACTAAAATTGCACTGTTGGCTGTTAATGTGCCACGATTGTGGTCTAACATATCGGTAAAATACTTACCGCCAATTACTACGTGATTTACTGCATTACCTGCAGTTTCGGTGCCCATACCGATATAGAGACGATCTCCACCGTTTGAGCCATTGTCTGTTAAAGCTGAGTAAGCAAGTTCGCCTTGTCCTAGTACCCCTGGGTTGCCACTTACGTCACTGCGCTTAATTCTTAAAATAGAAGCCATAACTATATTCCTTTAAAATTGCCCAGACTCAACAATTTGTTGATCCAACAAAGTTGTTGCAGTCCATTTTTGTGTTCCGGAATTGTATACCAATACGCTTCCTGCGCTTAATTGAGTTGCGTCAATATCGGAAAGCCCTGCTAAGCTTGTTACGCCTAAGGGTCCTATCATGCCGCTTACTACGACGCGGGGCTGCTGGGTATTTACCACAACCGCGTTATTTTTATCAGTTACAACAATTTTAGTATTATTGTTTTCTGAAATGACTGTGTCTATTGTCATCTTGTAACCTCCCGTACTAAGGTAATATTACCTGATAAGAAAGGAGTTACTACTCCGCTGGCATTTGTAAGCTCTAGTGAGTATACAGCAGTATCGAAACTAAATTGACGAGTAGCTGTTGCAGAGATAGTTATTAAAATTGTACTATCACTGGGGTTTATTGTAATTCCACTGCCTGCTATCATAGTGCTGGTCAGTTCAAGAATTGGACTAGTACTGTCCAATGTTTCACGTATCTGCATTTGTGCAGTATAGCCTGTTAACGGGATAGGTGTATTGTACTCAATAACACCGCCACTGGTATAAGTGGTATAGCCCAAGCTATTAATGCGGTTTAAACTAACTGTAGTACTAGTTACGCCAGTTACTAAATAATAAGCATCTTCTGCAACGGTATTAATTTCTTTCATACCGCCTGCACCTGTTACACGTATTCTCCAACCTACAGGAATAGTATGAGGCGCTGTGGTAGTAATTACAACTGGTGCTGACTTAGTGATTGCGCTAATTGGGTTATAAGTTTTTGTTTCCGACTCCCAGCGAAGTGTTTCTTGAAACGTACTACCTTGATAAATTTTGTAATTGATTTTTGCTGGTTGCATTATTCTGCCCTAACCTTTAGTATGCCAAAACCATTTTCAGTTCTAAATCTACTTACTTCATCTGTAAGTGCTACAACCTCAGCCTGTAAACGCTGATTTTCTATACATAATTGTGATAGCTGATTGTTTAATACAATCATTTCTTGTTGCAAACGGTTTAGTTCTTTACTAAGTACACCATTTTGCTCGCTCATACGCTCAAGCTCTGTGTGCATTAACGTAATAACGCTGGTTTCTGCACCAGTAGTCTTCCATTCCTTCAACAATTTCTGAAGTCCAACTGAGAAAGCAACAACTGCTAACGCAATTAGTGAAATTGTCTGTATGAGGCTATGATTTTCAATATCCACCATAATCAGATCTCCTTATTAGCAGTGGTTGTATAATTAATTATAATCCAAACGGGAAGTCTGCCCTTTAGATCTAGGTAAAAGCTTGTCAAGAAAAAATATTGAAACGTTCTGACATTTTGGTATATTATACCACAAGGGCGGTGTGTTGTCAATGCAAAAAAATACCCTGCCCAAAGATTGGACAGGGTATAATTTTTCTAGTTTGGTTAGCTTGTTTGAGTTGAGCCTGGCTGTATAGGCCATACAACGTTTAGTGGATAACCAGCTTGTGTAGTAATATCGCGCAATTCTTGACGATAAGTTGCCCATGCTGCTTGTTTTTCTGTGGTTAATGGACCATTTGGTAACTGAGTCCAGTCTGAGGCAATTAATAAATCTTTTCTTTTAAATAAAACTTTATTAATAGCTAAACTTTGATTTATAACCCACTGCTTTGTTATAGGGTCAAATACTGATAGTTCGCTTGGTTTACTAGGTAATTTTACTGGAGTATCACCATCAAAGTAATACTCAGCACCATCATAAGACCCTTCGATATAATAGTATGGACTATCTATTGGAAGATCTTTATTGTCATTTACGGTTATGACACCAAAAATTATTCCAGTATCTTTATAAATTGCTGTATATTTTATCATTTATAGAACGCCTGTACTGACATAAGTCTGTTATATGTTTGCGAATATGCAGCTTGATCATTTGCATATATTTGATAAGTTTGTTCATATGTTGAATAAATTTGTTGTACTCTAAATATAGACACAATCTGCTGTAAGGTACTTGTTGAATATATAGTTGTTCCGTTTAGTTTTAGTTTAAAAGTAGTAGGAATATACTCCGTAGTTTCTGCAGATACTTGGTATCCTGGAATATGACCACATGTAAATAAAAGTTGAACAAAACCCGTTGATGATGTAGGAGTTAAGGATACACTAGCAACTAGATAATCATTACTTGAAGGAGGCCAATTATATGCTGTCCCAGAGTTGTCAAAAGAATTAAATGAGGAAACAGCATTGTTAACAATATTAGTTGTACCAATAATATCGCCATTTACATTTAAACTACTGCCATTCCAAAATAGCGATTTTGAGTAGTCACCAATATGAAATTTAGAAGTACCGCCTTCATTGCCTAAATAAAACCCCGATGTTTGGTCACTGGCATATGTTTTGCCATAATTAAAATAACCGCCTGCAAGTACGCTAACAGCGCTGGCTAGTGTTGAACCAAGCAAACCTTGAGCACCTTGAGCACCTGTGGGTCCAGTTGAGCCTTGAGCACCTGTATAACCTTGCGTACCTTGGTAACCCATTGCACCTTGAGGGCCTTGTAAACCCTGAGCACCTTGAGCACCTGTAGCACCTGTGGGTCCTGTAGCACCTGTAGGGCCTTGATAACCCATAGGTCCTGTAGCACCTTGTTGACCTGTAGCACCTTGATAACCCATTGG